CCCTGTTCCACGTTACTGATAAAAACCTGGCCCTCCACTTCCAGAGGGTGGTTAGGATCGGTAGCGCCAATACCTATGTATGACATTTACTATCTAGTCAGATTTTATTAGGCGTATTTAATCTGCATATAGCCTCCTGTGATTTTCACGTTCGATGACGATGTTATTGTGCTGGAGGAAGTGAGACCCGCAGTTGATAGAGTTCCGGTCGAAGTCAAATTCAGACCTTGTACTGTTCCAGAAACCACCAGATCCGTCCCAGTGACAGTCGATGATGAAGAAATGGTCCCCGTGACATTTACCGCCGCCGAAGAAGTAAGTCCCGCGGTCGAAAGGGTCCCCGTTGAGGTCAAATTCAGACCTTGAGCCGTCCCAGTGACCACCAGATCCGTCCCAGTGACAGTCGATGATGAAGAAATAGTTCCAGTTACGTTCAATGCCGCCGAAGAAGTAAGTCCTGCGGTAGAGAGGGTGCCGGTCGAAGTCAAGTTGAGACCTTGAGCCGTCCCAGTGACCACGATAGAAGTTCCATCCATAACCCCCAATGAAGCACTCGTTCCTTGGACGTCTCCGGTCACCGTCAAGGACGAACCGTCGATCGCACCCAGAGAAGCGCTCGTACCTTGGACATCTCCGGTCACCGTCAAGGACGAACCGTCGATTGCTCCCAATGAAGCACTTGTTCCTTGGACATCTCCGGTCACCGTCAAAGATGAACCATCGATCGCACCAAGAGAGGCGCTCGTCCCTTGGACGTCTCCAGTCACCGTCAAAGATGACCCGTCGATCGCTCCAGCCGAAACACTCCCGGTGATGTTCGCCGGACCTCCCACGACCAGGTTGGCAGTCGCCTCTATGTTGCTGACCGATATGGTTCCACCCGAGAGTCGATTGCTGACGGTCAGGTTGGACGTGTCGACGTTAGATGTTGTAATGGTTCCTGTGACCGAATGGAAGTTATCGACGGTCAAGTTGGACGTGCTGATGTTGGACACGGTGATGGACTTGTCTGCACCCGTGATGGTGACATTGTCCGACGAAGTGATGCCGGCGGACGAGAGGGTTCCGGTCGCGGTCAAGTTGGTCCCCTTGATGTCCCCGATGACCTCCAATTTCTTTGCGGGTTCGGTGGTTCCTATGCCCACATACCCAGCCGGACGGGCTCCCTCTCCGCCAGAGATGAAAAACACGCTGGTGCTGTCGTCCTGGAAATCCACAAGAGGTTGGTTGCCGGTCTGGTTTGCCACGATGGCTGGACCCGTGCCAGCATTGGTGATGATGAGTCGGTTGGTCCCTGTGTTGGTTGTGGTGATACTCACGACTCCTCCCGAGACCGTGAGATTCCCGGTGATCGTTGCGTCTTCACTGACCTCCAAGACTGGCGTCTGAAACAAGGTTCCGGTTGTGAGCGTTCCGGTGACCGTGCCATTCCCGCCGACATTCACGTCACCCACCACGGTCAAACTTTCTGTCAGCGTATCCACGAGAAGACTGGTTGCCGAGATGGTTCCTGTGGTTGTGAGACCTCCCGTGGTGATTGCGTCCGTCGTCGTGGCACCCTGTGTGGTCACCTGTTGGAGATTGGAGACACCAGCGGTATTACTTAGAAGACCACCATCTCCAATGAATAAGCTTGCGGAAAGTGTTCCTGCTGTGGTTTTGATGGTCGGATAGGAACCAAGTTGTTCGCTGCCACCATTAATCTGTACTGCACCTTTGGCACCGGAGACGGACAAGTTGAAACCTCCTCCTAAACCTCCTGAGTTATCGATGGAACTCATTACTATTAATTAAAGACATAAAAACCTATTCACATAAATACGATGGATAGGTTCGATCCCAATAATGAGACACATGTCATCTGGCTTAAGGACTCTTTTGAGAAGATGGAGTATTACACTGCACCTGAGTCTCAAAAGAACGGCAAGGAGTTTGTCAAGTTCGTAAACTCCAATCCATTTGGTCTATCGATTACCGCCAGCAACGTCATGGACTGGCCAATGATTCACTCGATGATCGCCACCAAGTATGCCAAGGCGGTGCTCACTGGTCAAGCCTGGCTACCCTGATCTCGTATCCCGAAAACTTGTGCCTGACCTCATCAAGGAAATTTTCCATAATTTGAGTTCCCTGGTTTGACATGAAATCCACATAGATCATCTGTTCCTTGTGATCCACCTTGATGGGTATTCCAAGGCTTCGCATCCCATCAAAGTGGAAAGGGTTCACTGGTACCTCAATCGTAGTTGTCTCAATCATCTTGAATTACATTCCAACGTTAGTTTTAACCCTGTATCCTTCGAACATCTTCTTAGCCTTCTTGATACATTCGTCGTGGAGGTCCCCAATGAAGTATCTGGACATCGTGACGATCACCATTTTTTCATCATCGTCCACCTGGGCGTCGAAGTCTATAGTCCTGATGCCCTCGAACTCCAAGGGCGAAACTTCCATGGCGATCGTCTCGTGTCTCATACTTAAAAATATAATGACTTTTATTTTTAAATATGCTCTACTACAGTTGCTTGTTCAGGAACGTGTCGCCGTACATGTTCAAGAAGCGCACTGAACTGAAAAGACCCACAAAACGGATGATCGAAAATCCACACAAATACGTCCACGACTGGATGGAACACGAAGAGCTATATTCTCGTCTTCACGATCAACGGGTTCGTGAACAAGAGAACAAACTGGATGCCATGGAGATGTTCTGTAAGGAAGAACCCCATGCTCTAGAATGTAGGATCTATGATGTTTAGTGCTGAGCCAGTGACAGAGCGAACGGATTTCTGTCCAACTGCTTGACCGCCAAGCCCAACTGTTTAGTCCGATAATCTGCATTTCCCTTGTAGGCATTGTTATTCTGCTTCCAAGTGATATCGTAGTTCTGCCCGAGATATTGGTTCCCGGCACCTCCCTCGATAACGGTCGAAGCGCTATCGCGAGTGTGTGTGGTGGCACCCTGTGCCTGGGTGGCGGAACCACGGACGTTCATGCGACCACCAGGGGGCGTGTAGCCCTTGTTACCGCGGTCGGCGGGACGCAAAAGGATGGTCTTCTGGGTGTTCTGGTAGGCTCCCTCGAATGAGTGAATGCCCGGAGCCGCCACGTCGTTGATGCGCGCCTGGAAGTTCGCCTTGTTGCGGGTCGGAGTGTCCTGATTGGTTGGCGCGGAAACAAACTTCTTGGCGGCACCGAACTCAAGACCGTCCATGCGGGTCGTGGTCTCTGAGCGGATCGTGGGGCGCTGGGTCTTCACGTACATCTCGCGTTCACGCTGACCGGTGAGCATGCCACCCTGTCCCTGCGCGCGACCCTTCTCCAAAGGACGCCGACCCCCTGTCCCCAAGAGCTGATAGGTCTTATCGGGACGGTTCTGGGTGACGGTCAGCCGCTCAGATCCACGACCCACGAAGTCCTTGGCGGGACCCGACCTGCCGGGGAGGGTGGTGAGCTTGTACGCGCCGACGTTGTTGGGCATCACGCGGAATTGCTGCTGATAGCCACCGTAGGCGGGAACGTTAGCCGGGACGCCCAACCCCGGACCGACGAACCTACGCTCGGCGGACGACAGATTGTTCATGCGACTGGAGACATTCTGGCGATCATACAAGTTGTAGACAGGCTGACCAAACGGGAACTGAACATTGGGTGCCGTATCCTGAAGGGTCGCCACGACCTCCTTCTTGGGGTTGATGATACCACCCTGTGGGTTATTGGGGTTGTAAGTTCCCGTGAACAGATCCGTCACGGCTGTCAATTCCTGGGTTGGAGTATTCACATTGTTACCAAAAAACGGCAACTGTTGCGTCTCTCGGTTCGGAACGGGTGCTGGAGTAAAACCTTCTTTGCGGTCACTGCTGGCAATTTGACGACCTGCCACAGCAATCCCTAACAAGGCCACAAGACTCAATGGGTCCATATTAAAACTAGAGCAGATTTTAAAAATCACTTGTATCTACGCTCAAAAAGAACGTTCTGAACATCTGCCCGGCTGCTCGTGGGATCCCACGACCGGGTCCGGAGCGGCACCGAGCACGACATGTCCTTGGAGGGAAAGTCAAAAGCCCGACCCGCATAGCCCTTCTTGAAGAAGGTGGTGGACTGAGGGCGGAGCATGTCCTCGACCAGGATCAGGTTGCCAGGAGCACCTTTGCCCGCCATGTAGGGAGCCGTCCCGTAGATGGGCGTCGAGGCACGACCCGAGCCGGCGTAGTTGAGGTTGCTGACCACCGGAGGCGCGATCACATGATCGTAGGCGCAATCCACTGGCAGACTCTCGGCATCCAAAAGGACCTTTGATGTGTTGAGCTGATAAGCCATATTACTATCACCGGAGATTTTAAGTGCTGCCGCCGAAAGTGCCTCTGAGCTGCTGAAGTTCGGGCATCCTGGACTGACCAAACATGGAAGCGTCGTTGGGGTAGCACGCATCGCCGTTGTCCCTGCAGACCTTGTTCACCAACGGGGCGTAAGCGGAGCGAAGGAAGGCACTCTGATCGTTGGGGATGGTCGTGGACGGCATGCTGTAAAAGGCACGGAATGACTGATTGCGGCTCGAATAGACGTCCGCCTGATCAGTGGGTGTGCCTTCGTTCAGAAACTTCTTCACCTTGTCCTTGACGGTCGGGTAATAGCACGCCGCCGGGCGCTTCGGATTGTCTGTGTAATCCGAGAGAAGCACGTTGGCCATCGGATTTTCCTTGGTCGGCTGTTCACATGCCTGCCCTGGGGTGGCTGCGTTAAAGCGTGCGCCCTCATTCTCGAACGAAGCGGGCCTCATGGCTTCCTTGATGCCACCCGCCAAAAACATGGACGCCATCACCATAATAACTGTGAGACCCAGGTAAATGACCCTGATGTCACGGTTAATCACATAAAGGATCGCCATGGTGTAGAGGATGAACCGAGTGGCGGCGTTGAGCCTCTCCACGGGGGTCTGCTTAGCCAAAGGCCAAAAGATCAGCACCTTGTTCTTGGCAAACAAGTGCGATGGATTTCTAAACCACGGTTGTTCCATTCTTATTTATTGACTAGTTAATTTTTTCACTGCGGTGGCTGCTGAAGAATCTTGGTCAGGTTGCCCATCATCGGTCCCAGTGCCTGCATGATCTTGTTCTCGTCAAGACCACCCTGACCGTCACCGAACTCCTGTTCAACCTTGGACGTCATCTCTTCCATAATCTCGGGCTTCATCAGGTTTCCGAGCAGACCGGCCAGCGGATTCTCCTGTCCATCCGGTCCCTGGGGTGCGAACATCTGGTTGATCTTCTCTGGCGAAAAGTCCATATTGGTTTGGCGGGACGCTTGAATCTCCTCCTCGCCGACATTGTTTCCGAGGACGTAGAGCCCCTGGACATACTGCCAGATCGCCGACCGGCTGTTGTCCGAAAGTTCAGACTTCCACATGGACTCGAGGTCCAAGGTCTTCAAAATTCCATAGCTTCGTGAAAGTTCCTCGAAGATGCGCTCGTCCTGATTACGAATGAGATCCTCATGGGGCTTCACATTCTTCATAAACGTTTCCAGGCAGACACCAGGATCCTTCTTGATCAGCATGCCGACCGTATTCCTGTAGGTCTTCACAATGGTGTTCTCTGGGAACGTGTGAGCCAGCTCATCCA